ATATTATATGACCTAGTGTTGCTTCACCTTGTTGTTCATCTTTAAATGGTGAATTTTGATTTGTAGCATATCTAATTTCTCTTTGCTCATTTCTTTTTTCATCAAACCATAACAAAGCATGTCTTGTTGTATGTCTTGATGGTATTTTTAATGTTAAAGGTTGATTAATACCTTTTACTAAATATGTTCTATCTTTTATTTCCCAACTTTCTGGTTGAGATATTGTTTTTGTTTTCATAATATGATATAATTAAATAATTAAAAAAGTAAAGTAAGGGTGCCAAATGACACCCTTATCTCTACATGAATATTAAATTCCTTGGAATAAAACAAAGTTGTTAGCAGCTTGTGTAACTAAACATCTTTCAGATAGGAAGTTTACTTCCATAGCATCAAGATTTGAAGTGTACGCACCACCAGCAGAACCAGTTAACCAAGATTTCATACGTCTGTCTTCTGTTTGAGAAGCTCTATATCTAACGTGTAAAAATGGTCGTCTGATGTTTGTTCCTAGAATTTGGTCATAAACAGTTGAAGTTCCAGCAGGTACTAAAACACCTTCAATAGAAGATGGTCCAGCTTGTGCACCACGCGTAGAAGCATCATTTAAATATTTCCAGTCAGTCTTATAGAAATCATAAGAACCTCTACGGAAACCACTGAATCCTAGATTCAATGCCATTTCTTCAGAGTTTTCAAATAATCCATAAGCAGTACCTCCAGCAGATCCCATAGATACTTGTGAAAGCATATTATCGAATTCTAAAGAAGTTGATCTATTTAAGAAAAGCATATTTTCTTCAATAGCCCCTTGAGTATCTAGATTTTTAAGGATCTCATCAAAGTCGTCAATACCAGCAGCGCCAGCAAATCCAATTTCAACATTTCCTCTTGCTTGTATTGCAGCAAATAAACCTTGAGTACCTCCAAGACCAGCAGCTAAACCAGCAACACCAGAACCAGCGACAGTTTGTTCACCTTCAACACATACCATTTCTAAATAATCTTCAAAACGTAATCTTGTTTCAGATTCAGCTTTTAAATACCATAAGTATCCAGTTGTTCCATCTTCTGTTGCAACTTCAACCCAACCAATTTGAGCCATATCAGATCCGTTTATTGTGTAAACGTTTCTTATAATGATAGGAGAGTTAGAAAATTGAGTAAAAGTAGGAGTAATTGTTACTTGTGGTTGTAAAGCATTATTATTTGCTAGAGCACCAGCACCTGCATTTGCAGTAGCAGCACCTTTAACAAATTCTGAACCGTATACAAATATCTTAACAGTTGCGCCCATTGTAGCTGCTGGAAGACCTGCAGTTAAATAAGGTTGTACTGTTAAAACGCCTGTACCAGTGTTACTTGCAGATACATAACATTTTGCTTCGTTACCCGCGTTATCCATTACTACTATAGTTTGACCTGGGCTAATTACGTTAGCGACAGCAGGTACAACACCAGCAGCAGTAACAGGTATTGTGATTGTTGGATTTGCAGCACCTTGATTACTAACACAATTAGTGTAAGCAACATGAAGTCTGTTTTGTTCTGACCAAATTACTTGATCGGATGTCATAGGCATTTCTGCCCCTACCATACGTAAGAATCCTGATAACGTTCTGTTTCCATAACGCTCTACTTCTTGTTCGTATAACTCAGGTAGATATTGTTGTGCAAAGTTTCCTCCTGCAGCACCATCAAATGCTAAATATGCGTTAGCTAGCAGTTGTTGTGTTTGAGATGGAACTATTGAACCAAATTGTGGTATTAAACTCATTTTTATAGTTTTTAGTTAAATTTCTTTTTTCTTATTTTTAATTGTGAAGAGTCAAGCTCACTAATTGCTTTTACTTTAAAACCATTTTTAAATACATCTCCTGAGGCCACTGGCCTTGGTTCAAGATTTATATTCTTAGACTTAGCTAACTGATTTTTTATTGTATCAGTTTTGCCTTGTTCATAAAAATGATTAGCGATTGTATCAACATTTTGTGCTGCATATAGGGCTTTATGATAACCTTTGTGATCATTTATTTCACCATTTTTATCTAGGTACTTCCCAATAAAATTTGAAATATTACTTTGTTTATCAGCAACGTTTGAAGGGTTTTTAATACCATATCTAAATTTTTTGTCTCCTAATTCAAAATCAAAACCTTTGAAATCATTAGAAAGAACTTCTTTAGTTTTAGCTATAAACCTATCATGTTTAACCTTAGCTGCGTCTTGTTCTTCATTGTAGCGGTTGAAAAAGTCAGTGGCTTTTTGTTGATCTTGGGTAACGCCGGGTCTCAACTTGATTTCGTCGTAATATTTACCTTTCATATCTTCCAAATAACCTTTGGCTTTTGCAACTTCTTCTTTATAAGCAAGTTTTTTCTTTCGAATGTCTCTTGCTTCGTCTAGTTCTTCATCAAATGCAAAAGAATCTTCTATAATAAAGTTTCTTTCATCATGATCTAAATGAGGTCTAGCTTTTTTGTAATATTCATGTAGTAGTGCTTCATCATTTACATTAGTGTAATCAGCATTTAAACGACTGTAGTCTTCAATACTACCACCCGTTTCTTTCATGAATTTAATTAGTTTATCTATATTTTCAGGTAACTTTTGTGTTTCTGTTTCCTGTAATATTTCTTTTTGTTCTGGTAAGGAAGTGGTAGCTTCATTGCTTCCTGCCACTCCGCTCTTGTCAGTGTCATTTTCTTCATCACTTATTAATTGTATAGGAGAATCTATTTCTTCTTCTTGCTCTTTAGTAGCATCTTTAGTGGATTCGACCCGTACTTCTTTGTCCACTTCTTGGCTAGGTTCGGCAGATTTGCCCACATCCAGTTTCTTTGTTTCTCCGACTTGAATGGCATCTTTTTCTTCTTTTTTAATTTCACCTTGTGCTTTGCTTAAATCTAATTTTGTAATTTTAGTAATAGCTTTATCGCCAAGATTTTTCATTTTTTTTGCAGATTTTATTTTAAAATCACCTTCTGTTTTTGTAGGTGTTTTATCTGCAGCGGTTACTTTTATCTCTTCTTTTACTTCTTCTTTTGTATTTGACATAATATAATATAAAATTAATAATAATTTACTGCGGACTAAATTGCTCTAATCCAAAACCGTCCAAATTGTCATTACCAGCTGATTCAAAATTAGTAGGTAATGTATCATTTTGTCTTTGGTTTATAAGTTCACTTTGTTGTGTGCCTTGTATTTTTACTCTTTTGTCTTTACGATCTTCAATATTTCCTTCTTTTTGTTTTTGACCTTGAGCTTGCATTTCAGCTAGTTGCATTTGATAATTAAACTCTTCAGCCATTAACTCTTTTTTAATAGTAGCCTCTTGTTCCATTCTAGCTATTTCCATTTGAGACTTAGCTTGCTCAATTTGTATTTTAGTTTGAGCTACAGCTTGTTCTTTTTGAACCTCAGCCATTGCAGCTTTTTCAGATGATTGAGCGTTAGCCTGTGCTTGAGCTTGTATATTTGCTTGTTGCGCGGCTTGATCTTTTGCTCTTTTTTCTTCTTGTTTTAATTTAAGCATTTGATTAGCTAATTTAAGATTGTTTATTTCTCTTATATCTAATGCGTCTTCTAAATTAATATTTTTTGATTGTAATGCTATTTGTATACTTTTTTCTAATTGTGCTTTTTCTTCTTCATCTGGTTCTAGTTCTAAAAATATACCAAAGTCATGCATATGAAGTTTATCTATTTCTTTAAGTGTATTTGTATTAAAAGTATTTATACTACTTAATAACGATGCTTTTGTTAAAGGAAAATTTAACATATCAGCTACTCTTAGACTTATGTTTTCACAAGTTCGTACTGTTAAATACGAAAGTGATTGTAATATATGTCTAGTTGCGGTATTAGAATTAGCTGCAGCTAGTTTTTGTAAACCAACTAAAGCATTAGTATCTGGCGTACTACCATCTCTAGCTTCATTAAGACCAGTAACATCTCTTATCATTTGTAAATAATACTGATAAGTTTGTATCATTGATTGTATTTTAGATATACCAGAAGAACTTTGTAATTCTTGTATAGGTACTTTACCTCTATTACCTTCACCGTCTTGTGTCATAGATCTACCTACAATACTACCAGTTTGAAAATACATATTTAAAGCTTCTGAAGCATTATAATTTGTACCATTACCTAAATCAACCTCTGCTAAACCATCAACATCTACGTACACACCGTCTGGAACTATACGAGACAATACTTGTTGTAATTTTAAATGTGTTAGTTGAATCATATCTGCAAAACCTATTGTTTTACTTACTATAGATTCTATTCTACCTTGATACATCCTAGGTGCTGTTATTATATAATTCATGTTAACCTTAGTTGTATCACTTGTAGGCCTCGTCATGTTCTCACATAACTTCCACTCTATCATATTATCACCTAATCCTAAAACTTTTGCTCCTGAATATAAAACCTCAATAGATCTAGAAGCTTTTTTAAAGTTATCACTAGTAGGTGGATTAAAAGTGTCATCCTTAGATAATGTTTTTTCTAATCCTTCAGGTGTTTGTTTTATTTTAAATACTTGATCGTGATAAGTTTTATATTCAAAGAATAAAATTTGAACTTGATCTTGCGTGCTTTGTCCCCAGTAGCTATTAGTATATGAATTTCTACCTGGGTATTTTTGTATTTCTTCTAATTCTTTATTTGTTAACTCTGGAAACTGTCTTTTAACTTCAGACAAAGACATGTTCTTAACTTCACCAACATAATATATATTTTCAAAATTTGGATCTTCTGTATAAGAATAACAAATATTAGATGGGTTAACATATTCAACAGTAACTCCTTCAGATAAATTAAAGTTTGTTTTAACACAACTTATACCTAATACAGTTAAATCATAAGCTAATTGTTTTTTTGTTTCATCAAATTTATTATAAGCTAAAACATTATTTATAACTTCTTCTTCTGCTATTTCTACACTTTGCTTATAAGAAAGCTGCATATAAAGATCTAGTTCTTCTTTACTTGCGGGCAAAGTTTCTGGAGATGCTGATGCCGACAGTCTTGCATTAGGACCAAGTTGGCCTTGAAGCTGCGTTATCATTTCTTTATTTCTTATATCAGCAGCTGCTTTTTCAGCAAACTGAGTTTTTTGATTTATTGAAAATGGATCAGTGGCATAAGATTTTATTTTATAACCTTTTTCAGTCATTCCATTGACTACTATATCTACAAACTTAGATAATATTGGAACTGGTTTCCAGTCTAAATTAAGATAAGATAAATCACCATTAATAGCTAGTTCATCTTTATATTTTTGTACTGGCTGTTCACCTCTAGCATATAACCTTAATCTATTAAAATTTTGAAAATTATTAATAAATCTATTTTGTCCACTATTATTTCTAAACCACTCATGTTCAATTGCTTGTGCTACAGCTAAACCATATTCACGAGAACTTTTTTCTGATTCAGGTACTACCTGGTCTGGAAAACTGCTGTTATAGTTAATGTTAATCATTTATTTTGATTATTTTTGAATTTACTCCTTCGTTGTTATATGATGAAAAATTTAAAGGAACTTTTGACATTGTTCTTTTAGCATGTGGTGCATATCTATTTTTATTACAAGCCATTATTGCTAGGCCAGAACTAATTGAAGCATCGTGCTTTGTTCTGTTGTTTATATTAAATCGTGCCCAGTCATCTAATGTTTGTTGAAAATACATATCTCCATAACCATCATTTATAAGACCAACAAAGTTTTCTATGTAATCTTCTATTGCTGCTGCGTGTGCTTGTTTAATGTCTTCACTTGTATTAGGTATACCACCTATTTCTCTTTCTGTTACAGATAATTTATTATAGGACTTGTCTGGCCTATTTATAGAATATCCCCTGTATCCTCGTCTTTTTAAGTAATATAGCAATCTTGGTTTGTTATTTTCCGCTAACATAGGCATACCATAAAATACTAAAGCCATTAAAACATCTTCAAAAAATATTTCTGATGTTTGTGGTCTAGCAATATATTCTAAAAAAAAAGTATTAGGAGGAACATCCTCCATTGAAAATTTAGTTAAACCGTGTAAAGCTCCTTTCGAACCTCTACCATCTACTGTTCCGGAAATATCGTAAGAGTCACAGCCAAAAGCGCCAGTGTGATCATTACCTGGATATCTGATACCATTTTTTAATATATATTTATTTTGTAATTCAGAGGGTGGTATCCAAGATATTAAAAATCTACCACTATTATTAGGCATAAATATTACTCTCGTATCTTTAACACCGTTTTCCCATTGAAAACTTCCCTTTGTTAATATATTTGTATTTCTTAAATCTTCATTATAATCTATTTGTTCGTAAATTCTAGTTAGATTAAATAAAGATTGTTTTGCTTCATCTCTAAAAGCATGTTTTTCTGTTCTAGGAAATTGTCTGTAAAATTCGTTTAAACCTTCTTGATCATTCTTTAAACCTTCAACTTCGTTTTCCCAATGTGAGATGACGCCAATTTCAATTTTTGATCCATCAATACTTCTAACGGCTTTTTTTGGTGTGTCGAATACAGGAAATCCATAAGGATCAATGTATCCTTCGTAGTTCCATTCCATAGGTATGAACAAACTATATAATCCTGAGTTAGTCTGTCCATTTCTGTTTCTTTCTGTAACATCTGATGCATCATATAACTTTTTAAAATTAGAACCTCCTTTATCTAGTGCATTTGATGTTGAACCCATCATACACCTACCTATTATTCTACTACCTAATCTTAATGTTGTTTTCGTGACACGCCAGTTGTTGAGGATGTTGTCGGGACGCTCCCACTTGCCTGATTCGTCGTGTGCGAGGATCTTGAGTTTTTCACCGTCATATGAGTTGTCACCGGTGTTCTTCCAGTCGATCGTCGTATCCAGTCCTTGTAATTCTTCGGCTTGGGTATTGGAATCAAGTTTTCGTCTGGTAAGTTTGGAAGCGGGTACTCTATAGGCGAGTTCGGTTTTGGGACGGTCCATTCCGTCCTGTATCGGTTTGAAAAAGAACGGGTAATTAACTGAGATGGGTACCACTTTGTCGGTAAACATCTTCTTTGCATCTGCTCCAGTCTTCGATAATATCCCATATCTGGAATCCGAAGAGATGGTTGCTTGGTGGACAAGTTCTGAAGATGCCATAAATGAAAAGCCAGAACGTCTGTTCTTAAGGTAACACAATCCGTAACATCTGGTGTCCAGTTTACAAGCCTCCCAGAATATAAAGAATATTCGGTTTGCCTCTCGAAAGTCTGGCTGCCCAACATCAATCTTGGTCCATTGCAAGTACATGTAATGAGAACCAGTAATATAACTAGGTATATTTTTGTTATAGAACCAAAAACCCTCATCACGCCTTTTAAACTCTCCGTCAATATAATCATACCATTTGTCTTTAAAATTAGAAGGATAATTATTCCAATCAAAAACCGTTCTAATCTTAGACAATTCTTTTGGATAATCATGCGGTTTCCAATATTGTTCATCTTTTTTTTCAGATCTTTTATATACATTTACCGCTAACGGAAGTGCAATTTTAAGACCTTGTATTTCATATATTTCACCAATCTGTCCAGTTTTACTAATAACAACAATGTCGTACTCATCATTATAACCTGTCTCCCATTTTTTATATCTATTGTTTCTTTTAAGTACTTTAGATTTTATATGATTTGGTAAAATTTTATAAAGGGTTTGTTGATACATTATTTAGATCTCCCCTCTGCAAAGCCTTTAAAGCTAGCGCCTTTATCTTGTTTAGAACTTTCTTTTAGCATACTTTCTTCTTCTTCTATACGTGTTAGTATTTCAAAAGCATCAAAGATGGCTAGTTTTTTAGTTGCTGCTGCATTTTTTAATCTATCTGCAGAAATATCATCGTCTGAATCTACAATTTTTTCTTTAGCAACTTTAATTAATTCCTCTACTGCTTTCTGCCCAGCTTGGATTATATTCAGTTTGGTTTCTTTTGTGTTCATACTTAATTAAAATATCATTTGATTCCATACAATATAAAAGTTGCTTATCAATAACAAACTCAAATTCTCTATTAGGTTTTATACCAACAAGATCACCCGGTGTTATTCCTAGCACTTCTAATGAACTATTACCATACTTTAGTATACCAATATTCTTTTTTAGTTTTTGATCTTTTAGATCATCACTTTCAAAAAGTGGTTTTACAAAACAAAAATTTTCATTTGTCTGCCACTTATTATTATTTTTATATAAATATATTTGAGAAGGCATTGCAAAGTATAAATTATCTTTAAAAAATTTAGATCCATTTACCGATTCACCTTTCATGTTGTAGTATCTTCTAAATAAATTATGATGAACTATAACTGTATCACCTTTTTTTATAGAAGTTTTTATTCCTAGCGGAATACCAACAACTTCAGCCGTTCTATTAATAAATTTATGATCTGAAATACTTGAATTAATTATTAATTCTTTGTTATCAACGTTTATTTTATTATTATATCTTTCACCAATAGGTTTTATTATAAACTGATAAATGCTATTCATTAGTATTCTAGATCATATTCGACCGATATAGCCATGTTAGAGTTAAACTTCTTCCATGGTAATACCTCGTCTTCTTTTTTAATATAAATATTATAAGATGACTCTTCTTCGTCATATAATATATGAGAGATTGTATGACCACCATACACTAGCTGTCCTATAGCATAATGCATGGCGTCATTTTTATAATCAGCACCTATGCTAATTTTTCTTATTACTTTACTACTACTCACTTTCTTTTTCTATAGGAGTGCAAGTACCATCTTCTAAACTAATATTAACAGCACCATATTCTTTTTCTAATTCTTCTTTAAAACTTTCCATATCTTTAATTACTCCAGCATACTTATGATTTAAAGCATGTTTTTGTGTTTCAAGATATCCTATATCTCTTAGTAGGCCACCTAATTCTTCTTGTTGCCCTTTTATAGTTTTTAATTGTTCTTCTGTAACTTGTACTTTAGCCTCTTCGACTTTTGTTTTTACTTTTTTCATTTAATTTAATTTGATTTAATTTTTACTAGTAAAGGGCTAGTATTCCCGTGACTGTTGTTGCGGCATCAGTTGTATATATTTTTCTATATAATCCATCAAGAACTGTTCCAACTGGTATACCTACTATTGTTACTGTTTGATTAGGTGGTGCACTAATTAATTCCACTTTTATATTACCTTGAGATGCAACATATATTCCAAAACCTCCACCTGAATTAGGCTCAGCCTCATATATACCATCTACAGCAGCACCAGTACCTCCACTAAATGGACGTTGTAAATCTCCTGCTAGTAATGTTATTGTTAAAGCACCTGTTATGGCTGGTGCTTGAACACCAAAAGCATTTGACATAGCAGTAGCATCAAATATTATTGTTTGACCAATAACGCCTATATTAGGTCCTGCTCCTGGATTTGTTGGTGCAGTAACAGCAGCATTATTTAAAGTCCCATTAGGTCTTGTTTGTACAACCTGTATTCTATCTACAGCACCTGTGTTATCTATTCTAATTTTATAAGAAGCTCCTGTTCTATCGTTTTGTGCACCAGTGCCTGGTCCTCTTGTACTTACCTGAGCTGAACCTAAAAAAGTTCCACCTGAGGCATATACTATTCTTTCTTGACTTGCAGGTAGATTAGCTAACGTAGATCCTGAAGATGCAATTAAACCAGCAGCGCTTTCGGGAGATCTTAATGTAGCTGATAATAATACATCTACTGCATTAGTGTACATAGTACTTGTTCCTTGTCTAAACATATTTTTTTATTTATCTTTTCCTTTTATTTTTTCGTAAGTTCTTAAACCACCTAATCCCAGCATACCTAACAACACAGTCATTAAATGATCCATTTGTAAAGCTGGTGGAGCTTCTGTAGTTTTTGTTATCCATATAAATAAGTCTCTTACGACAAAGTTATAAGCTAATGCTACTCCACATATCCAACCAATAAACGGTCTCCACCCAGCAACGAATAATGTGCGATGCTGAGCTTCAACTGCATTGATCTTTGTTTGTAATTCTATTAATTTTTCAGGATCTAACTCCTTACCTTTTATTGCTTCCCTTATGTCCCAAGCCAAGTTTCCAGCAACAGATTTATTTCCACTACCTTTACTTAAAAGACCTAGTAAAAATTTAAACATTTATTAATAACCAGTTTTAACTACAGGTTTTCCACCAGCTTTTTTCTTTTTGTCTATCATCTGCATATTTTTTGCAGGTGATTTAAATTGATCTATAACAGATCCACCATATTTAATATCTGCATTTTTAGACATTGATTGACTAGTTCCAGTTCCGCCACCAGCTTTAGTCATGTGTTTCATTATTGGGTGTTGACCGCCCATACCTGATTTTCCGTATCCCATTTTATTTGTTTTTTATGCGTTATAAGCGTCTTTTTCCCAAGGTAAATTCTTAGCACCTTCTTTCATTTTAGAACGAGGAAACTTTTTACCTTTGTAGTAGACATTTTTATCATCATAGTTTAGTATACCATCTTTTATTTGTTTAATGTGTACTAACTCATGTTTGATAATTTCTTTTTTATCTTTAATGTTAACATCCTTGTCAATTAAAATTGTTCCATTATTATTAGCTTTACCTTGAACACCTTCTTCTAAATCTACACTATAAACAGGTGTAGAGTCGATATCATAAAAAGGTTTTAACTTAAAAGCCATATTATTTTTTATAAGGAAACATTTCGTTTAACATATCTTTTCTATGTTGACAACCACAAGGGATATTAAGCCCTTGTGATACTCTGTCAACTATACTTTTAATTCCAGTTTTAGTAGTAAATTTCTCTACACTATCTCCGAAACCAGTACTTTTATGCATAAGTAGCTGTTCTCCAGTACATTCTAATTCCATTTGGATTTGGAGCAGCAACACTGTCATCAAATCCTGGTGAGCATGTAGTTACAACGCCTCCTGGATTAGCAGTCATTGCTCCTCTTACAGCTGCAACTAATGGATTAGCTTGACCAGTAGTAAGCGTTGGATTTGCAACAGCCCCAACAGATGTAGATACTGTGATTGTTAATGTTTGGTAACCAGCGGCTTGTACAGCTCTACCTGTTAAACCGATAACTACAGTTTTTGCACCAGCGCCCGTGGCACCTGTAGCTGTAACTGTTGTGATGTCTTCAACGTTTACTAATATATTATTTATAGGTGATAACGGAGCTACCACTGCTGTATTAGTACACGGAAATTTTATAAATTTTGCCATTGTTTTAATGTTTTAATGTTTATTGTTTTAATGTTTGTTTAGATGTTATACAGTTACTTTCTGTTTATTTAATTTTTTTTGAGTCAAAAGCATCTAATTTTGATGTATCTACTTTTTTTGTTGAAAATCTATTAGCATTTTTAATTGTGTTTACTTTTGCTTTTTCTTCTGGTGTATAAGTTTTAGATTTTACTTTTCCTTTATCTTGCAAAGATCTATTAGCTGTTGATTTTTGTTTTGATCTAGACTTTCCTATTTGTTCTTTAGCCTCAGCTTTAGTAATACTCTTATTTCTTCTTGCAACACGAGACGCTCGTCTTTCTGCTCTACCATCTTTACGGTCTGCTCTGTTTTGCAAACGATTTCTTTCAGAAATACTAGTTTGTTTTTCTGCTTTACGTCTTAATGTGTCACCTCTTTTAGGTTTGGCTTTAGGCTTGTCTTCTTCTTTAGTAGCTCGTGATTGAGAAACAAGATTATTTTTAACAGTTTCTTTGTTATCTTTTTTAAGTTTTGCTAATGCTTGGTCTCTAACTGAAGTTTCATTTACTGTTGTTTTTGTTTCTTTAGTCGTAGATTTATTAGTAGTAGCAGGTGTAGATGTAGTAGATGTAGTAGAACTACCTTCACCATATCTTTTTTTAACACCATAAGCTTTGTTAATTTTATTTTGATTAGCGTTCCACTCAGGAGTACCTTTCTTTAAAGACTTTTGTTTTGCAACATAACTACCTAAATTTTTATCTTTATCTGCTGCTTTTTTATAAGGATCTTTACCACCTTTTTTTGAATTTGTTGATTTTGATGCTGATGCTGAGTCCCCTGTTGAAGGAGCATCAATTCTTATATCGCCCGCTTTATTAGTTAATTTATCATTCATTTCTTGAGCACGTCCTGCTGCTACTTGTGCTTTGGTTAATGTATCATTTTTTGCCTTCTCAGCAGCCTCTTTTGCCTTGCGTTTTGCTTCTGTCCTAGCTTTTCCTAATAGTATCTTTTTTAAAGGAGAAGGAGGGATTCCTACATTCCCTGTAGCTGGTATTGGAGCTTTAGCTGTAGCTATAGCCTTAGCGTAAGGTTTTGTTCCTTGTATCTTGGCATATATTTTGCCAATACTTGTGTTCATTTTAAATGCCATTATTTCTTGAATTTTTTAGAATCATGTTTCATGTCCCCTGCTAATTTTGAGATGTGCTTTTCGTCTGATGTCATACTAGAATCGCTTCCACCATGTTTTGCATCATAATCTATATCTTGTTTTAAATAAGATATATGAGCTGCGTCATCTTTTTCTGCAGCGTGTACATTGCCTTTTGTAATAGGAGTACGCGAATGTCTAGCATTACCGGTATAGCTCCCAAAATGTCCTTTTTCCATGTTGTTTATTGTTTTAGTGTTTGTGTGTGTTTGTGTTTATATTTAACATTTCCATCTTCTTCTTGCGGCCCTACCTCTTTCACTAGTCCACTTCTTGGATCTAGCACAAAAAGCTTTTCTACGTTTTGCAGATTTGCTTCCTGGTTTAACATTGCCTGTTACTGCTGTTTTTAATTTACTTCCTGGGTTTTGAGCTTTATATTTTCTAACCCCAGCAGCAGTCATTCCTGCACCTTCTTTGGTGGTACGAAAATTTCTATTTTTACCTTTAGTAGTTTTTCTTACTTTAGCAAAAGGAGAGTTAAATTGTTCGTATCCCATAATTTAATTATTACTTCTTTTCTTTAAGTTTTACCCATTTAAATATTGTATATCCAATAGTTACAAGTAAAAGTATAATTTTTAATGAAACCTCAAGCTCTGTCATGGTTATAGCTAACGCTACACCATTTATAACTAGTAGTTTTATGTCTGTCATTTCCACTTTATGTTTATTATGGTTTTTTACCTTGAGCTAATGCTGTAGTGGGATATTTCATTTGCATTGCTGCCTTAGATTCAGGAAACTTAGATACTTGTAAACCTGTAATACCTGAACTATCACCTCTACCGTGTGCTCTACCCGCTTGATTTAAAGGACCATCCCATATATGAGACTCACCTATTATGCTTACTTTATTATTTTTACTAGCTATGTTATACGCTTTATCTTCGTGCATGATTATTATTTTTTAGTTTTTCCTCTTCGAGAGTCGTGATTAAATCCTTTTCCTTTAAGTTTTAGATGTTCTCCCATGGTTTCTGCTTTTTGAACATTACCACTTTTACTGTACATTTTGTGTATTTTAAATTTTGCCATAATTATTTTTTACAACCAAAGTTATTAGCATAGTTTGCCATAGATCTTACTTCACTACTGTATTTTTCTTTTTTAGCTTTCATTATACTAGATGCAGCAGCACAAGTACTCTTGCCTGGCATATTATTTTTAACCCATCTAGTAAATTTACCTTGATTTTTCTTTTTTATCTCAGGAAAAGCTTTTTTATAAAATGGTGAATTAATCATTTCTTAAATCTTAAATTTTTCAAATCTGTTCCATCAATATCTCCATCACCATCTCCATCTAATTTTTCTTGTTTTTCAGTCAATGGAAAAGAACTTTCTTTCATAGTGAAAGCACTACTTGTATTATTTTTTATTGTATTCATAGCACCACCGCCGCTAACCATAGAACTGTAGTCACTACCTCTTGGACCATTAGCGACAGCACTAGATCCAGAGCCTGTATTAGTTAAACCAACATTATTACCTTGATTTGATTCCATTACTTCATCTTCCATAGTGTTATCATCTGTCATATTAGTTGTCATACTATTCATGTTTGAAGGCATTTTTGTTTTTGGTGTCATGTCTGGTTGTGGAGTAATAGCTGGTTGTGGAGTAATAGCTGTCTGTGGACCACCAAAACCTACTTTTTGTCTTGATGCTGTTTTAGCTTGGTATGTGGCATCACCCTTATAAGTCCCAGCTTTTATTTCTTTTTCTTTTTGGCTTTTAGCTTGAATTTGTTTCATCATATCCCCAATACCCGGAATAGCGAATTTTAAAGGTGAATTTGCCATATTATCTTGTTTTATCGTTGTTAACGTTTTTTATTGCTGTTATTAAAACTTTATCCATATAAGTTTTACCTTGCATTATTTTATTTCTTCTTTTACTTGTTGGTACGTCTTCTTCACCTAACATAATACGGTACATTCTAGCTATTAGTTGTTTACACTTAAAAGAAACTTTATAGATATTGTATCTTTGAGTAGTTCTGTTTCGTTCTCTCCACACAACTATCCAATCTTTTTTTATCATTTTGTTCCAGCGCCTGTTGTCCCAACTGTAAGCGTAAGTACCGATTTTAAAATCTTGTTTACTAAAAAAACCCATGCAATCAAAATATATAAGTAATTCTAAGTCCGCATCGTTTAAATCATTATTTTTGCAAGCCCATTTTCTAATTAATCTGTAATGTTTTAAAAGATTAAGTTCTTTAACATCGCTTGCACTTAGATTTCTCATAACACAACTACAACATCCTGTAATTTAATAACAATAAACTTTTCTTTTTCAAACTCTACACCATGGCCTGCATGCTTGTCGTAATATATAACATCATCACTTTTAAGTCCTTTGATGTCATCACTAACAGATATAACAGTAGCTTTTTTATATCTTATGTCTTCTCTGTCTTTTTCAATAAGAATTAAACCACCTTTTGTTTGATCAGTAGTTATTTTCTCAATTTTTATTATAATATTATTTCCTATAGCTTTCATTGTCTTAAATTGTTTATTACACAATCTGTTGACAATATTGTTGTGGCTACTGATGCTGCATTTATTAAAGCACTTTTAGTAACAAGCAAAGGATCTATTATACCGTTCTTAATCATATCAACAGACTTACCTGTAACAACATTTAAACCAAAACCTTTTATAATAAATGCTGGAGTAAGTTTTATACCAGCATTATCTAATATTACTTTAAAAGGTGATTTAATTGCGTTTAATAATACTTGTTCACCAACTGTATTTGATTTTATATTTTGATATGCATTTAAAAGAGCTATACCACCGCCTGGTACTATACCTTCTTTTATTGCAGCTTTTGTAGCGCATATAGCATCTTCTACTCTATCTGCTTTTTCTTTTAATTCTATATCAGAATTAGCACCTACTTTTACTATAGCTATTTTAGCTGATAGTCTTGCAAGTCTTTTTTCTAACATTATAATCTTACTGGCTATTGGCCCATCAGATAATTCTTTTTTAATTTGGGTTATTATGCTTAAAATTTCTTCTGAAGGTTCGCCCACTTGTATTACAGTATCTTTGTCTGTAGTAGTAGATTTTAAGCATGTACCCAACATTTCTGGTTGTATAAGATCCATATCATCACCTAGATCTTCATTTATAACAGTAGCACCGGTTAACATAGATAAATCATCGAGTTGTTCTCTTTTGTTTACTCCGTATGTTGGTGCGCTTATTATATTTACTTTTATGTTACCTTTTGTTTTATTCATAGCTAATGTAGCTGCTACTGCAGGTTCTACGTCTGCTATAATAAGTAAAGGCTTTTTATTTTTAATAACATATTCTAAAACAGATTGTATCTGTCTTATATTTTCTACCGGTGATTCTATTAATAATACAGCCGGGTTTTCTAATTCACATGTCTTTTTCTCTAAGTTATTTACAAAATGAGGATTAGACATACCTTTATCATATTGTACTCCATCAACTATTTCTACTTCTGTTTCTGATTGTGGAGAATAATCCATCATAACAATACCTGTTTGACCAACAGATCTAAAAGCATCACCAATAATTTTTCCAAGTATAGGATCATTGTTAGTAGATATTGTGGCTATGTGATCTATCATATCGCCTTTAACAGGTAAGCTATTTTTTTCTAAATACTTAATTACTTTTTTAGTAGCAGAGTTTATACCATCTTTAAGTTCTCTAGAACTGATTTCTACACCTATTTCTGATGCTTCTTTCAATATTGCATGTGCTAACACAGTTGCGGTTGTAGTACCGTCTCCTGCCTCTTGTACTGTTTTGCGTGCTGCTTCTTTTAAAAGTGTAGCACCCATATTTTCTACTGGATCTAGTAACACTATTGAGTTTGCAACAGTAACACCATCTTTAGTTATTAATGGTCTACCATTGTCATCTTCTAGTAATACACATTTGCCGCTAGCTCCTAATGTAGAGCTAACAGCTTGTGTGAGTTTATCAATTCCTTTAAACACTTGATCTTGAGCCTCTTGCCCAAAATTAAGATTCTTGACTATTAAGTCTGACATATTTGATTAAATTTGATTTGATTATTTGATTTTATTTAAAGGTCTTAACGACTTTTGGACCGTCTAGATATTCAACTTTTTTGCTGTAATGATCGACTGATGCGTCAATAGCACTTTCAGCTCCATTTATTGTTTCTCTTCTGGTCACGTCAATCCAATTTTTTTCTTGTGGATCTTGGTATTCAGTTTGATAAAAACCGTTTGGTAACTGGGTGATACGCCAATGCTTTTTTGTAGCAAGGTGTTTCCATAGTTTAATGGTTTCTTCTGAAATTTGTGGCTGACTACCCCACGATTGAGTCTGGTAAAATAGTGTCATTGGTTTTGGTTTTAATGTTTGACAATAGGTTTATAATTTATTATCACTTGTTTTTTGGTTTTTTTA